TCTCCTATGTACTAATTGAATCAACTCTACTAATCCAAACATCTACGCTTGATGCAGCACTTGATTGTCCTTTAAGAACATCTGTATTCTGCATAACGACTTTAGAACCTGATTGTATTAGTTCAACTGAACTAGCAGCAGGTAAACTTAAGTCTTTAACAAGGTATCTATCAGTAGAACCTGATTCTGAAATCCATACGCTAACTGTTACAGCAGCAGCTGTTATGTTAGCAAGTCTTAATCCAACAATAGCATCATCACTATCTGCTGTGAGAAGTGTAGTTGCTGAGTTTGTTATTTGACCGCCATCTGATTCAAAATCTTGTGCCATATTTATCTCCTTATAATGCTATTGCCATAGCAGTTGCAAATCCTTTTGAGGCTGCATCTGTTATTTTTGTTACGCTTATACTATTTACACCAAGTGTAATAGTTCCGCTAGTAGTAATAGGTGAACCACTAACAGAAATTTCTGAAGAACCAGCATCTGCCACAGCTACAGAAGTTACTGTACCTGTAAAAGATGGTTGTACTTGAGAAAAAGTAATATTAACACTACCAATGCTTCCGCTATTATCGGTTGTGCATAAATAAATTTTATCTGCATTTGTTGATCCTTCTTGTACGATTACTAATTGTCCAGCTAGTTCAGCAACAGTATCAAAGTCAGGATCTCTACTTGCTGCTCCACTTGCAGGTACTATGTATATACCATTTTGAGTTTGATTGGTTTGATCTTTTACTAAAATTTTATTACCTGTTACTAATGTAATACCATCTAAAGTATCTCCATTTTCTAAGTCTGTAGATAAATTAATATTTGCAGTTGTAGCAACTCTTGTAATGATTCTTGTTTTTAATCCTGCAACTAAATCATCAACATAAGTTTTTGTAGTTACATCAGTTCCTGATGATGGACTTGGCATACCTGTAATTGTACCGCCAGTAATTGCAACATTACTTGCAGCTTGAGTAGCCATTGTACCTAAACCTAAATTAGTTCTTGCAGTAGATACAGAAGTTACATCAGATAAATTATTTGCTTTAACTAACTTAGCATCTAATTGTGTTTGAACAGCAGAAGTTGTTCCAGATAAATAACCTAACTCAGTAGATGTTACTGAACTTGCAGCAACCTTTCCTGAACCATCTGAAGTTAATGCTTTGTTAGATGTAAGATCAGAAGATGTGATTGAAGTAGCAGCACCTGTGATTGTAGCTTGTTTACCATCTATTTGAGTTTGTAATGCACTTGTTACTCCTGATACATAACCTAATTCAGTTGAAGTAACAGATGATACAGCAACTTTACCTGAACCATTAGATGTTAATGCTCTACTTGCAGTTAAGTCTGAAGATGTAATTGTTGTAGCACCACCAGTAATTGTTGCTTGTTTAGCATCAAGTTGAGTTTGAATGTTTGATGTTACACCATTTAAATAATTAAATTCTGTATTATCAACTACACCTGTTCCTAATTTAGCTGCATTAATATTTGCACCTGTAGCAACTTGTGTATCTGTAATTAATCCTGTTGGTAATGAGTTATTAGATTTACTTAAGATACCTACGAAAATATTTGTAAGAGCTTCATTAGATAATGAACCACTATCCCAAGTAACATTAACTGTAGTATCTGTTGAAAAAGATGATGAAGATATTGTTCCATAAATAGTTCCTGGTGTTGGAGCAATAACTTTTACTCTACGACCTGCATGATAAACTGATGTTACATCAGCTCCTGCAATTGTGAAAGAAGTTGCACTAGCATAAGCAGAAGTATAAGCACCACTACCATCTCCATACTCAATCCATTCTGCATCATTGAACCAATCTCTTGTGTTCTTCATTAATGCTCTAATGGCATTGTTTAAGTTTGAAGGTAACATACCTTCACCAACGAATATTGAATTTAATGATGTGTTGTTAGCTTGTGTTGTTGAATAATCTTTAATATTTGTTGCCATCTAATCTCCTATGAACCAAGCAAATGCTTTGTTGTTTTCAATATTTTTTTCGTTAACCAATACGTTAACAGCTTCTTCAATTTGTCTTTGGAAGAACTCTTGAGTATCTAAACTGTATCGAACATTATCTATATCAGTTCTATCCGTCATCTTCCACCTGCTCTTGAAGCTACAAAGTCAACGCCTTGAGCATGATTCCAAACTGTACCTGAAGGAATCTTAATATTAGCTCTAATATATCTTCCTGAACTTCTAACTGGTACAGTACCACTTGTTACCATTGATGAATAAGAAGATACAGTTGGATCATCTGCTAATCTTTCTCTTGTTGAAATTGCTACAGTAGCTTGTGCATCAACAATTGGTCTTACTTCTGTAATATCACTTCTTAGTCCTGGAAACAACTCTAATTCTGTAGTTTCTAATTCTACTTCTCCAGGATCGCCAGAAAATATAGCTGCTTGATAAGAATCATTTATAGCACCTAAATATAACTGACCACCATTCCAAAATGGAGTATCTAAGGAAATATTAATGTTTTCTAAGTTTTGAGAAATCAAGTCCATTTGTTCTACAGTATAAGCACCTACGAATTGAGTAAAGATAGTAGAAGCATTAGCATTAGCTAAAGACCATTTTTCAGTAACATAATTGTAAATGATTACTTTATCGCAAATACCTGTAATGTTACCTGCATTAGAAGCACCAGGATATAACCATATTGCTAATTGATTAAATGGGTCAACTGCTGCTACGATACGATCTGTAAAGGCTTTGTTTAAATCTACATCAAAAAATCTATTTACTTTTTCTGCACCAATCGGTTTAACTTGATCTCCATTGATTTCAAAGAAACCATCATCTGCATAAAAGAAAGCTCTACGATTATCTTGGCAAACTGTCTTACCATATACTGCACCTCTGTTTGGAGAGATTACAGAAAATCTAAATACTGTTGCACCACCAACATAGTCCATTCGTAATATTTCGTTTTGTCTAAATACATAACCATACTCACCTGATGTTATCGCTACAATTTGTCCACCTGAACCTGGTAAATCTTGAAAGTCAGATTGTTTAGTTCCTGCTGCCCAAGTTGTTAAATCATTAATACCGCACCATTGAACTCTATTTCTATTTGATGATTGGTTTCCTGTAACTAAGAAATCCCTAATAACACCTGATGTTCTAAATATTGGAACTGTACCTGAAGTAGCAATAGATGATAGGTCAGCAAAGTTAGTTGATGTTCCCATTAAATAATATTGAGGTGCATCTACACCATTACTTACAATGATGTAATCTCCAAATTGTGTGAATGTAAAAAAGTCTGTATCGCCACCTGTCAAACTAGATTTTCTTGAAGTAAATGTTCCAGCATCTAATTGATAAATGTCTGTAGGTGTAGCAGCAAAGTTATAACTTACGTTTCCTGTTGATCTAAATGATCCTGCACCTTTTGAATTTGCACCTAAATTATTACTTGAATAAGTTACTAATGATGGAAAGGGTTTATAAGAACTTGCAGCATAATAAACATTGGTTGCAACGTTTGCACCAGGATTAAGGTGAGGTGGTTGATCTGGCAGCCATTCTCCAAAAGGTACTTGCATATTAATTAACCATTGTTATTTGTTGATACCTTATAACTTTCATTAAACGCACCTGCTACAGTTACGTCTGATCTTATTTGTAAAGGTGATCCACTAAATTGATCTTCTCTATCATTTTGTTCTAATCTTTCTAATGCAGTTGAATATAACTGTAACCATTGTTGAACTCTATTAGGATCAACTCCACCTAAGAATTGTGCAGCATGATATAATGATCCATATAAATAAATTGATGGATGATTAGTTAAAATGAAATTAGATGTATTAGAATCTGATAAAGCATCAAATGTTTTGTAATAATTTAAATAAGCTGTGTAACTATCACCAGGTACAGGTGCAAATCTAAATGTATCTCCTAAGATGGTATAAGAACTTGGCATACCTACAACTGAAGTACCTTTGATTTGATCCATTTGTGATGGAGTCATATAAGTTAATGAATATTTAGTACCACCACTTAAAATGTAAAAGTCTCTAACTTGCAAGAAACCTGATGGTAAAGCAACTGTCTCAGCATTTAATGTTAATGATGTTTGAGACACCATCTTTCTAATTCTTAATTTAGAATTAAAATCTTTTTCTGTTAGTACAATGAAATCATTTGCAATCTCAGTTGTTAAGTCTGATCTGTTTAACCAATTTGCTATTGATGATTTAAGTTCTGAATAAGTTGATAAAGCCATTATATTTTTCCTTGTGCTGTTCT